CTGCTTGTATGTTTTTTCTGCAAGTCTTTCGCGGAGAATGCCGCCATCCCAAACCCACTCTTTTCCTTCCATGATGCCATTAACAAATGCATCAGGAGCTGAGGGATCTGCTACAATATCAGCAGCAGTTGCTAGAGAGAAATCGTCATTAACCATGCTATAACCTTCTCTAGTTGGAGAAAGTGTTCCAACACCACGAGAAGATACGCCAAGTTTTACACCATCATTAAGGAGAGCTTCGGCAATCTTACCCATGGGGGTTGAAAGGATTTTAGCCTTTCCAATAAAGTTGTTACCCTCTCTTTGGAGTGAAACAATTTTATGGGAAACTCTATCAAGATTAATGGAAGGTCCATCGGGATGGCCTAGTTCTCCCAGAGCACGACCCTTAGAAACAAAACTTTCATTATAACGCTTTACTTCTCTATCAAGAAGATTGCAGTCATACATTCTTCTGTTTCTATTGGGGATGTTTCCCTGAAGGAAAACTCCTTCAATATAGAGATGTTTTTGGCCGTTGCGTTGCTCAACGATAATCTCTACCTGTTCGATCTCTTCTCTGATGAGTTTCATTTTTTTATACGGTAAATCCTACTTTGGTTGCTTTTACATCGGTAGATCCTGCTAAGATCATATCCTTATGCTTCTTTTCAATATATTCAACAGTACCAGTTGGCATAGTCATAGAACCAATACCCTGATAATTTTCATCTAATATGGTAATCAACTGATCACCTGCATTGCTATTATATAAACGTACTACTGTAGCAGCTCCAATGCTAGAAGCACCACCAACACTAGTAGGACAATTTTCCTGTGGTCCAAGGACAAGTGATCTTGCCATTATTCTTCTCCAGAATCTTCGATTTCATCTCCAAATAATGATGCTGCAGCATATGGACGAAGAGCATCAATTTTTTCTGCAGCCTTGCCATAAAGAGCATCTTTAATATTATCACTAATCTCAGATGCACTTGCATCAGAAAAAATTAAATCAACAATATTTTCCATGAAAAGGTTATGAACTAACTAGAAAGTATTTATTCTCTTAGATTTCTCCACCTTTCATATCTGCCTGTGTAGGCCCAGCATCAATCTCCTCATCTTGCGGAACTTCACCCATCATATTTGGGTCTTCTGGAATGGGATTTCCAAATTCATCTACTGGTGCATTGGGATCGGGGAGAATTCCTTTCTCAATTTCATCCTGAATTTGCTCATCAATTTCAATGATTTCTTCATCAGTTTGGCGAAGAACTTTTCTACGGAGATATTCGACAGAGTAATACTTACCAAGATAAGGTTCTGCGAGTTGAGCTAATCCAAGTCTCCCTTCAAGAAGTTCTTTCTCCTTAAGTTCTGCAAAATGATTATCATACATATAATCAAATTGAATGTGCTCCTCAAGCATCTTCCAATCTTGAGGGGTGCAAATATTTTTAAGAAGACACTGAGTTTTCAGCATATCAATAAACATATTGCTGAAACGCTTTCTAAGGCGACCAACAAATTTGGAGAACTTAAGTTCGTCTCTTAGAATCTCAGAAGAACGGCCAAGATTGAATCCACCCTCAGCTGCAATTCTTGATTCTGGAACTCCTAGTGATCTGTATAATTTCTTCTGGAAATACTGAACATCACTCAGTTCGCCAAGATTTTGTCCACCAGGAAGTGTGGAGATTTCAGTTCCTCTACCACCTTCACGTCTTGGTAGCCAGAAATCTTCTAGCATAGACATGTATTTCTTATCATCACGAACTTCTCCAGTGGAAGCATCATAGGTAAGTTTATTTCTATACCTATTCATTACATCACGAAGATATTGCTCAGCTTTAATCTTAGGTAGATTGCCTACGTCAATGTAAAAAATTCTACGCTCAGGAGCTCTTGATAGTCTGTAGATAACTAGGGAGTCCTCAATCATACGAAGTTGATTGAGTGATTTGATTGCCTTATGAAGATATGATAGAACTACACCTTTATTTCTATCTACTAGTCCAGAAGTGCAATATGTGATTGCATCTTTGGCAAACTTAATTCCTTTTGTTCCAGAATATTTACTACCAACACCACCAGCATAGGTTGGTCTTGGTGTATACATGAAGTATTCTTCAATTTCAGGGAACTGAACAACCTCATTTGGATTTGCTCCATTTGGTTGTCTGAATATTGCATTACCTTCTTGTTTTTTCTTTTCTTCACGAACATATCTCATCTTGAGAGGATCAATATATCTTAACTCTTTGATCCCTTCATGTGGATTTTTGATGTCAATTACTTTATGATAATAAAGTCTTCCATCAACATACCAGTTTCTAAAGATCTCATGTGACTTCGCATCAAAGTTTAGAAGATCTTTTATATTTTTAAATTCTTCTCTAATTCTCTTTTTGATGCCATCACTAGCTGGGAGATTATCAAGGTTAATAGTAACGGGAGTATCATTAAGATCACTAACAATTGCCTCATTTACAACATCTTCGATGGCAGTATCCGCTTCGGGATGAAGAGCCATTTCACGATATCTTTTTACAAGTTCAAACTCTGATTTATATACTCCTTCTAAGTCAAGGTATTGGCCATAAAAATTACTAGCAATATAATGGTCAACCCCGTCCTCATTATTTTGAGGAACGGGGGACACTATAGTTTTAGATTTTTTCTCGCTATCTTCAATTGAGAATCCAAACAGTCTCGCCATGTTATAAAGTGACTACGTTAATAAGATTATTTATGAATCTTAGTTAATGTCACCAGCAGCGGCACCATTTCCACTTCCAGCAGCTGTCCACCACTGAACTTGTAGTTCAACAGTGAATTCTTCAATGGTGTCAGAAGAATCGTATGAAAGATCAATCTGACTAATGTTTGTTGGGAATACATCATGGAACTTGTACTTTCTTAGTACAGAACCATCTCTATCTAATTGATATACAAATGCATCAGCCTGATAGTCTGCTGGGTTTGTAGAACCAGTAGCATCAATAACATTATTGATACTGTTCATCCATCTTTCAAATGCACCTCTGATTTTGAAATCAGTGTCATTGATGACGGTGATTGTCCAGGTATCAAAGGTTCTGTCCCCTGCAATCTTGAGGAGACGACCACGGAAAGCAACGTCAATTGGAGCTACGTTAGATGCGGGTAGAGCTGCTGTCTTGACTAAAAATCTTGACTCGGTTAAAACACTCTCCCCAATTCCCAGATCAGCTGGGAATGAAAGGACAACTTCAAATAGATTGGGCCTTGCGCCACCTCCTGATAGTTTATTTTTGAAGTCTGAGATAGTCCTTAAAGCAGGAGGATTTTGTTGATTCTTGGATGCCATTTTAGGTTAGACCTCTAAATTAAACGTTTCCGATGATTTCTTCAAAGGAAACACCAGTGCGGGTAGCAACGAAGGTGAGACCGACGAAGTTGATAGAGCGAGCTGGTTTGATGTAAATGTCAGCAACAAATTCATTGCGATCAATAACAGCAGCAGTGTTGTTTGTCTCGTCACAAACAACTACGAAATCTTGAACACCACGGTTTGATTGAACTTCGCGTAGGAAAGGTTCAACAGCATTTACAAAGTTTGTTCTGGTGATTTCATCGTTGAATTCAAAGAGTTGATCTCTAGCAACTGCGGAGATTGCTTTCTCTAGATAGAGGAAGAGTCTGCGAACATTGATCCTATCAAAAGCAGAAGCCTTGGCAAGACCAGTCTTATCACCATATAGTACGATACCAGATCCAGGAATGAATGTTACTGGATTGACTCTATTTGAATAGAGGCGATCTCTTTGTGTCTTGTTTGGATTGTATGGCAGTTTGACTGCGTTCAAAATTGCACCTCTCTGGGTTCCAGCAGGTGAGAACCAAGGGAAGTTGTTAATATCAGTTCTTGCACAAGTACCAGCCACATCTCCATTTAGAGGAACATAGCGGAACTTATCAGCGAAACGATCATACATGTACTTATAACCGCTATCGAAGATAGCAAAGGATGAAGAAGTAATTGGTGAGAAGTGTCCAATTACATTATCGGTAATTGTTTCAGCATCTCTTACAACAGAGTCAGTGGCGGACTCATTAAAGATTGCAGATCTATATGGTGAGAGGAATGCGATTGCATCCTTTCTTCTTTCTGCAATATCAATTGCTTTTTGGCCAATTGCCTGAGTCTGTTCTTTAGTATAGTTGCCAGATCCTTGTAGGATGAAATCTACTGAATACTCATCGGGATTGTTGAGTAATTCGTAACCAGCATTTATATTTGCAACGGATGCACTTAATGAACCAGTTGTTTGTAGACCAATGCTTGCACCATAGTTTACACCAGATGCTAATGCTGCAGTGGTGTTTCCATATCCAGCGAATGAGATTCCAGAAGCATTTTGATCCCAGGCAATGTCAGTTACCACAGAAAATCCATTTCCTGCAGCTGATCCAGTTTTGAAATCAATTGCAGTGGTTCCAGCAGGAGCACCACCAGCAAAAATATATCCAGAACCTGATCTTACAAATTCTCTATAATAAGAAACCGAACCATTCTCAAATAGTGCGTCCTTAGCCTTTGAAAGATTTAGGTGCTTCTCAAGAATTGTTCCAGGATTACCAGTGATATCTCCACTGTCATCGACAACAACAATATGAGTTTCGTCAAATCTGGATCCTCTATTTGCTGCAAACTCGGAAGTTCCAGGTCTTGATGCTAGTTGATTCCAGTAAATTTCGGTTCCAGTTAGCTCAATCTTTTGAGCATCGAACCAATCAGTTGGAGTTGAATTTGTCGTGATTGTGGTAACAGCAACACCTGAACTGTTATAAACAACTAGATCTTTTGTGCTGGGATTTGTAAATCTATATACACCGTTTTCTTGATAATCTTTTTGAGTTGTAACACCAGCAGCAGAAACGTGCTGTACAAATTTGAGATCAATAGAATTGGTTCCAACACCAGTAACAACTGCCTTAAAGGATCCATCTAGAATTGATGTTGTCCCAATACCAGGAACAATCAAATTATCAGGAACAGACTGACTAACACCCATACCAACTGTAATTCCAGAGGTAGAGATTCCACTGATAGTTTGGTCAGCACGGCCATCAATGATGGCAACCTTCATGTTATTTCCCCAAGATCCAGGGTTTCTAGCAGCAAAAGTTATACCTGAAATAGTGTTTTCATCATAACCAAGATCTGCATAGTGATCTACACTCTTGATTTTTGGAGCTGTGGTTGTTGATCCAAAAAATGCATTTTTCATGTCAGAATCATCTGCTCTGACAACTCTTAGTGAGCCACCATATGCAAGATATGATGAAGCAACTAACCAATGCTCATAATGTCTATCAGCTTCATATGACTTACCAAAGTTTGCAAGTAAGTCAGACTCGTTTTCAACGAGAGTTGGAACTTCTACTGGTCCTTGTGCAAAAGGTGCCACTACAGCAGCAACTTTATCAGATACGGGATCTACTCTCCCTAAAGTAAGATCAACCTCTCTTACTACGATACCAGGAGATGCTAAATTTAGCGGCATCTTTTGTTCTCCTATGAGGTCCAAAATTAATCTAAACTTATTTATTGTTTAGTATGTTTTGACTGGGGAAACTATACGTGAACATTACCAGTCTGGATATTCCCACCTTTTATTGTCCGTTTTTCTAGTATTGAGTATTCGTTTTTTTGTGCATTCTTTACATTCATAAGAATATGATGATGGAAACTCTCCCCTATCCTTTCTAGTCAAGTAATAACCTTCGATCAAGTCCTTTGTCTTTTTACATACTCTACACTTTCTTTCTTTGAATAGTAAATGTTCTAAGGATAATTGATCATCAAAGTTCATTACCTATATTCCCACATATATGATTGATCTCCATACTCATCGATGTGCCAGCGATCACCTTCATTATCAACAAATCCACCAACATCATTGACACCATCTAATATAAATCCGAACGGGGCCATATCTTGCTCAATCTGATTTTTTTGCTCTTCATAAATTCTCTTACGGACATCATTATCCGTCATCTCTTTAAAATAATCTTGAGCTACCAACCAAGAGAAAATAACAAGGCACATTGCTAGGTCATCATTACAACCTTCCTCAGCCTCAAAAGACTGCCTCTTCTGTACAAAAGTTGTAAGTTCTGATATAATATCGTAGTCATTGGTAACTAACTTATCATCTTCGATAAGTGTTTTGAGATTTGAACATCCCAACTTCTTAACGGCAGATGTCATCCTGACACCAAGTTGTGATTTCTTTCCAGAGAATCCAGAACCAACAACCTGTCCAGCCCTACCCCTCATGGCACACATGAGCATGTTTTCATACTCAAGATCAAAGTATAAAATTGATGCCACTTGATCACCAATATCATTCACCTCAACCAATACCCAAGATTGATTATATGCATCGGCAACTTGTTTAATGATGCTAGGAAATAGCATCGGTTTGATTTCATTATTTCTATATTTTGCTACAACTTTATATGGAAATTGTGTGATATCATAGACAATAAAGGCTGAGTAGTCGTGTTCGACTCCCCGAGCAACGTCTACTGTCATCATATAATTGTGATCTTTTATTGAATTTTCATAGATATCCAATCCTTTATTTCTTTTAACTGGATCTTCATATACTAAGTTTCTGAGTTTAGTGACATCAATAAGAGTATCAACAGATCCTAGGAACTCGCACTCAAACTCAACCTTGAACTGCTGTTCTGATGTGTTTGCAATAGTCTGGGCCTTCCACTTTGCATTCCTTCCAGGAACCTCAGACCAATGAACTGCGGTTGGAATATATTCATTCTTCTTTCTTTCAGCATCATGCCACATGCGGTAGAAATGGTTCATACCATGTGGTGTGGAAACAATAATTACTTTGGTGTTTTTACCAGACGAGATAGTAGGATAAACAGAGGCAAAGAACGCATCAGCAATGTGATTTGGGATGAAGGCGAACTCGTCCAAAAAGATGATATTATACGATCCACCACGGACAGCAGATGCAGACGTAGATGCGGCGATAATCTTAGAGCCATTTTCCAGTTCTAATGATTGTTTGTTCCAGGATACAATACCCTGTTGCATCCATTTAGGCAAGTTCTCATAAGCAAGTTGTAATCTTCCGAGAAGATCCTTAGCCGTAGATGCTTTGTTTGCCAGAATGGCAATATTAACGTTGTCATTGAAGACGGCATAATGTAAAAGATATGACACCACGGTAGTTGACTTACCAGTCTGTCGTGGCATCTTACAGATATTGAACCTGTTTCTATGGAAGTTCTTTACAAGTTTCTCTTGAAACTTGTACATCTTGAATGGTACAAGGCCTTCATCAAGAGAAACGATCTGAATATAATTTTTAGCAAAATATACAGGATCTTCCTTACATTTCAAAAATTCACGAACATCATCTTCTGTGAATTCTATTTTCGTGTTGGCTTTCTTTAGATTAGGATTACCAAGATAAATGTTGTCACTCATAAAAAATTACCGTTGTTCAATCCAGTTCAGTACTGCAAGTGCTGCTTTGTTTGTGTTGGGAGATGCACAGGCAAGAGTGTAAGTATCGCTGATTGTACCAATACCAGATCTTCCAATCTGCAGTGCTGCTTTATCATCAACATCAACCAAAGAGGCACCACCAGAAATCGTAAATCCTGAAAGAAGTGCTTGGCCTCCAGTGAGTGCAGTTGCTGTAGTATCATATTGCATAAAGGAGTTTGGATCTGGATGATCTGTCCAATTCGCACCAGTCAAAGTTGAGTTCTGGTAAAGTCTCCAATAGACATTCGTGTTATCGTTCGTTACTGCCTGTAGAGATCTCAGTAACATAACTGCCTGAAGTTCATCTGTCTTAAGACGCAAACTCACAATCGGATAGAAGGTGTTTGCGTTAGTCATCGTTGTTCCAGTGATGTCATTTGAGACACTCAACAACGTACCAAGTTTTTCTGGCTCACCTTCTTGGATCAGAGAGTTAGAGCCCTGGTAAAGATAATGAGTTCCAGCAACACCAGTTACATTCTCAATCTCACAACGAATTGGAAGGAATGGACTTCTACACCAAACTAAATCATTGACATTTGAGTTCTCAAATTCATGACTAACAATAGTCTCATTTTTCATTAACCAATTAAATGTT